TACTCCTGTTCTTATTTGAGCATCTAAACTATCGACAGTATCTGCTGTGATTTGTTCGAATACTTTACTTCTTATATTTGCACCAAAGTTTGGATTAAATATTCTCTCACGTTTATCGGTAAGAAGAAAATTGATAATATTATACTTTAACTGCTCTTTTGTTGTATATACTGTTTGAAATACTGCAGGCGTATTAAACGGCAAAGCGACTCCAACCCCTATTGAAGGTCTTAAATCGAGTACGTTTATTTGTTTTAAATTATACGCCATTTATATTATTCGTTTATGCCCATTTTCGCCATCATGTGGCTAAAGTCCGGAACTGCATTAATTTGAATTGCTTCTACACTTGATCTTCCCTTTGCCGATGCAAACATCTCTCCTACTGATTCTACAACAGGAACATCTCTTTCTACTCCTTCTCCGTTTAAATCACCAAATTCATCCATAGTCATAGATTGAGCCGTCTCGGCAAGTAAGCTATTTAATGGATTGCCTGGGGATAATACAGGAGCAATTGGTCTAGGTACAGATCTGTTCATAGTTGCAGGAACAGCTGGTTTTGCTATAGGTCTTGCTGATTCTACAATAGTTTGCTGCCCTCTATTGGCTATAATAGCCTCTTTCAGGATTCCAGCTAATTCTTCTTGGAATACAGCTTTAACCTCTTCGCGGATTAATTTTCTAAATGCGTCTAAATTTGCCATATGTTATAAATATTTTGTTTACTTATTTTATTGAACCACTTAAGGTTTCTTTTTGACTAGCTACCTGTTGTTTTGCATTAGCGGTGTAACTAGATACGATTGTTTTTGTATTTTCTTGGAACTTCTTACCGCCCGGTAATTGTCCTATAAAGCTTGAAATATTTAGAGTTTCTACAGCTTGAGCACTATTCACTGCAGAAGTATCTATATTTAAATCGTTTTCTAGTACATCATTGCTATCTAGATAGTTAATAGAAGTAGCAATAGTATCTAATGTTGCAACATCTAATTGTCCCATTCCAGCTTTTACTAACCCAAGAGCCATTAGTTTTTGTTGTACTTCTGCTATAATTACCTTTGTATTTGTTGCAAAAGTTAGATCTGATTGAGTTACTATTTGTCCGGTTGTATTTAAAGCAATACCTCTTCTTCTTTTATTAATTATAGCTCTATCAGTTATTTCTTCATCTACTACTCTGATATCGTATACTCCAAACATTGATGTATTCGAATCTGTTTTAGAATCGTACTGCGTTATGTAGGTTGCAAATTGATCTCGTAAATCTACTAAATTTGATCTAGTTTCTTGAAGCTGAGATATTACGTCTGAATTCTTAACTGCTTGACAAGCTTCTAGGTTAGCAAGTAGTATGTCTATTCTTCGTAGTAGTTCGTTGGCATTAGCGAGTATATACCTTATAAAGTTTACAGCTACTTGTAATAGAGAATTTATAGTTCTAAGTAATACAGTAATTCCATCAGTTTCGGTCTTAGCTACTAATTTTGCTCCTTCAAGTCTGCTTATGGTTCCGGTAGTTTGAGTTGCAGCAGGTATTGGAGCGTCTGTAATAAACTGCTGTATAAATTTAAATACCTTATTGAATACTAGAATTAACTTAATTAGAAATTGACCGAGACTTAATACGCCTTGAACGCGTTTTGCAATATTAATAAAAGCTTGTAGAGCTGAATTAATCTGCTTTAAAGTGGGTATGATTTTAGTAGGATCTAGAAAGTCGCTTAGTTTTTGTATTTGAGCTCTAATATCAGTACCTAGGAAATTACCTGCTAATGCTAAGGCATTTTTAAAGTCTAGATTCTGTATAGTAACACATACTGAACGTACGGTTGTTACTTTATTTACTAGGTTCTGTAATTCTGCGTTAGGAATATTTCTATAGTCGCTGTACTTATTAGTTGTACCTATAAAATCATCTATGATATTTAGATTTCCGCCTAATCCTGGAACAGTCGATAATAGTATTTTATCTTCCGCAGTAAATAAAGAACCGGTTCCAGTGCTATTAAAACTGAAAGTATCCTTAATAGATTTCATTAAGAAGTATAGGTTATAAGCAGTTACCCTGCTTCCTCCTTCTCCAGGTGCGTTAGATTCTGATACTGCTTGTTGTAGAGGTACTACATTTGGACCTGTTCCTATATACGATCCAATAAACACGTTAGGATAAGCCATGAACTTATCAATCTGCGTTTGAACAGATTCTGCTTGATCTTGTAGGGTATATAATAGAGTTTGAGGTGCGTTCCAAGGTTTTTCCGGACGCGGTCTCTTTTTTATATTAATAGTATCAGTAACGTAAGCTATTACATTACATAAATCAACTTCATTTAAAACATCAAGTGCGTTAAATAATCCAGACTCTACTAGGTTGCCTGAAGGCTTCGTAGCTACTGTTGTAGCAGTTTTATAATTAAGTGTACCGGTGGTAGTATTAAAGTTAGCAGTTTGTGTAGTAGTAGGCGCTATGCTTCCCCACAGTACTTTATCTATACCCGCTTGAAGAGTTCCGAGAGCATTCGCTGATATAGTTACTGCTTTTCCTAAGGGTATTAATAACTTACTATCGCTCATTAGTTAGTGTATGTTTGTTTAGATAAACACTTACTACTTAATTGAGCTTTTACAGATTTCGCTGTACTGCTTAATACGTTAGAAGTCTTCACAATAACAGGTATTGCAGTATCCATCTCTCCTATCTTTAATGTATTTAATGCATTACTTAGATTTTGAATAGCATCTAATAAACGTCCTAACTGTACTGCAGTTGTACGTCCTAACATTACTGGCTCTCCTACTCTTTCTGCTTGATACCCTAATTCAATTTTAGGAGAAGCTATAATAGTTCTCTCGCTTGCATCTACGGTAAATGTAGAAGGAGAAGAAATAGCTACTCCTTTTTTACCGAATAAGAATATAAAGTCATCATAAGAGTGTATAGTTACTCTTCCTGAAGTTATAATAGCTTGATTGCCTACGTATGGAAATTGAGGTTTATACATTTTAACTGTTATTACTAATACGCTGATCTTGCTCTATTGGAGATAGAGTATCAGTACTTGTTAATTGTTGTTGAACTGGAATTATATTTGTTTGAGTATTTTGTATTTTAACTCCTAAACTTGCTAAACTAAAATTATTATTTATGTCATCAATAACGATTCTTTGTCCTGCTGTAAGATAAATAGAAGAAGGATCTCTATTAATATTCTCAACAGTAGGGAACCAGGGTATATTATTATCCTGCCTACCTTGTCCGTTTCTAATAATTGTAATAGGATCTCCTGCCGAACCTGTCGCTGACCAGTAATTCTCAAAGCCATTTACCGCTGTAGTAGAACCGAATCTTATTGAATTACCCCATCTTCCTTCTATAGTTACATCACCTGTAAACTGTCTTAAAGACTTGATATTACTCTTTTCAGGGAAGTTTGGACCTAAAGGAAAGGTTAAAGAACCGGTTGCAGAGGTGTTAATTGCTTGATTTGTTTCACTGCTATCTTGATAGCTTCGTTGGATATCGCTAACATACTCTCCATAATCTCCTAAGTTTGGAAATGCATTATGATGACTTGAGTTCCATAAATTATAAGGAGTCTTATAGTAGTAATCTCTTTGACCTCTACTTTCATTCATACCTACACCCGGTCCAGCAACTATCCAAACAAGTTCACTCTCTAAAGGAATATGTTTTAAAGCAGAATTCATAGGTTTTGCAGTAACGTTTCCTCCGCTTTCTAAGGTACTGTTTTGATTACTGTTTATTATCTGGAAAGTAATTACTCCAAGACTGGTAGGATCTTTATAGTATTTATCAGTAGTATTAGTACCTAATAAAAAAGGTCCTTGTACTACGTGCGTAACTCTAGCTAGAAACTCACCACTACTTACTTCTGGTAGAGGAGTTTGTACTTGTGATTGTTGATATTGGGCGGGGGATGGGTTAAAATTTGCCATACTATTTACTAGAAGGTAATTCTTTTATTTGTAATTCTTCTACTGTAGTTTTTTGAATATCACTAAACAGTAATTCAAGATCTTTATCACTTAAACCTCCCTGGCTAGCATCAGCGCCTGCTTGACCGCCTTTCTGTAATATCGAAGCAAGCTTTACAAGAGCGTCATCGTTCTTAACATCTATCTCTAGATACTCTTTAATTAACGGAACCATAATTACAGCAGTTCCTGCATCATCTACCATCTCAGTAAGATTCCCGATTAATGTTTTGATCTGAGATTGCTTATTCTTATGGTTCTTAATTACATCTTGTATTAGATCGGAATACTTCTTTCCGTCGTATAATTCAAAATCGAGATTCATAGTACTATTTTAAATAAATAGCTAGCTTGAATAAATGTCAATTTCAGTACCTTCTTCGAGATATTGATTGTGCATTTCTCTGTAAATCTCTTTTAGAACTTTTATTACCTTAGTAATCACAGGAGTAGGAGCGTCAGTAATCTCCTTTATGTATATGAAGAGAGCTTTCTTATTAAAAATATCTATATTCTCTCTCCTCTTAAATAGTTCTAAAATAGCATCTCCAACTCTAGCTTCTTGTGGTTTTGGAAAAAGATCTAAGAGGTTATTATCGACTTCTTTAATGTATAGATTGATAAAATTAACTTCTTCAAAATGATCTGGTTGAGTTAATAGTAGTTCGTTTGTAATCGTCTTATCGGTATCTACCTCTTCGACAGCAGCTTTACCCTTTAATCGTTTGTAGTTATTATTGTTATAAACAATTAAATAACGCTTTGCGATAGTACCGAAATAAGAATAAGCTTTACCTTTATCTTGATTATATAAGTGTAATTTTTCTAAAAGAAAAGCAATTACCTCATGCTTTAGCTCGTTAATATTATCTACTTCTGTGTAGTAGAATTTAAAAGTATGAATGATATTTTCAGCCAACTTATAAAACGCGTAGTAAATTTTTTCATTAAATATTTTATTTCTAATTGCCATGGAGGTTTCTAGCCTATA